ATTTAAATAAAGGATATGAATTAAGATCTGGAATAATAGAAGAAGTCGGTGAAACTAATATTACAATATCATCACCTAAGCTAGATTTAAATCCTTTAGCTAATTATTATTCCGGCCAGACCTTTTATGTTATAGATACAAATAATTATGCAAATACATATACTATAGATACATATAGTTATAACGAATCTACCAAAAAAGCAATTATCACACTTTTAGATAAAGATTCGTTTATTGATATTAATTTTGATTTTGAAATTTTCCCTAAAATTGAAATAGCGGGGGATGGTACTGGTGCAGAAGCTGTGCCCAAAATAAACAGTCTAGGTACAATAGAAACTATATTAATTCTAAATAAAGGTAGTGGTTATACACGTGCAACAGCAAGAATAGTAACACCTCTTTATGGGTTTGATACTGTATCAGCATTATCAACTGATGTTGAAGCAATATTAAGACCTATTTTATCACCTAAAAATGGGCATGGTTATAATTTTGAAACTGAATTACTATCTAGAAGAGCACATGTATATACATCTTTAACTGATACTGATAATATAACTATACCATCATCAAATGTGTATACTAGAATAGGTATTGTAAAAAATCCAGAATTTACATCTAATACAGATTTATTTGATAACAGATTAAAACTTACACTTAGTTCAAGCATTTTAACTGTTGGTGAAACTGTGACTCAAAGTTATCAACAACCTATTTCATTTTCCTCTGAAGTTCATGCTGTTGATGGAAATATAGCATATTTGTGTAATTATCACGGACCATATAGAACGTATCCTTCTGCAAACAGTTCTGCAGAAGGATATGAAGATATTCCAATAAACATAAAGAGTTCTATTATATCATCTCAAAATCAGATATTGAATATAAATAACATTATAAGACCGAATTACATCCAGAAAACTGGGGATGTATATTATGTAACTAATTTTGTTCCGATCACTCGAACAACTACTTCGAATGAAGAATATAAGATCGTATTAGAATTTTAAGGATAAAAAATGCCAATTCGCACTAATCTAAATGAGTCTCCATACTATGATGATTACGATATTACTAAACAGTACCATAGAGTTTTATTCAGACCTGGTTATGCAGTTCAAGCAAGAGAACTGACTCAGCTTCAAACAATTCTACAAAATCAAGTAGAACAATTTGGTGATAATATCTTTAAAGAAGGTAGTATTATTAAAGGGTGTAACTTTACTGAATTATCAGCATTAAGTTATGTAAAAGTAACAGATACTGCGGTCAATATCATAAATCCCCTGTTAGAAATAACAGTAAATGAACTTGTTGGTGGGATTGATCCAGAAACTGGAATTGAAACATTTTATGAAATTGAAGGTGCTATAACTGGGCTGAAAGCATTGATTATAGCTGCGGCATTTGGTTTTGAAACTAATGATCCCGATTTAAATACATTCTTTATTAATTATCTAAATTCAAACGAAGCACAAGAAAAAGTTTTTGATCAGAATGAAACTTTAGAAATTTATAGATATACAATAACTGATGATGTAACAAGTGTCGGTGTAAAAGTAGCAGAATTTTCAGTGACATCAAGAGCAAATCATGTTGGAAAATCATTTGGTGTACAATCTGCTATAGGTATTACATATCAAAAAGGTCACTTCTTATATGCCAAAGAACAAATTGTAATACTAACAAAGTACACAAATGTACCAAATAACATTTCAGTTGGTTATAGAGTAAGGGAAAGCTTAATTAGCCCTCTGACCGATAATACACTCTATGATAATTCGATTGGTACACCTAATTTTAATGCCCCTGGTGCAAACAGATTAAAATTAGAACCTGTACTTATTGCAATTTCAACCGTGGAAGCAGATGGAGATCCTACATTCTTTACACTTGCCCGTTATATTAACGGAAGTGCTGTTCAGGTTAGAGACGTTTCTCAGTATAATGTACTTGGTGAGGAAATGGCTCGTCGTACATTCGAAGAATCTGGCAATTATATTGTGCGCGGCTTTAAAACAAAAGTTATCAACACCGCAAATGGAGCTATACAGGCAGCAGTGGAACCAGGTGTAGCATATGTCAAAGGCTATAGAATAGAAACTAAGGGCGAGATCTTTGTTCCTATTGACCAATTGGAACTTTCTGATACTGAGACACAAGCAAATCAACCTGTATCTTTCAATTACGGATCATATGTTGATATTGCAAATACAGATTCAATGGGAACACTTCCAGTTGGAACATACGCAACCGCTTCTCTAAAAAATATTAGTAATACTACAATTGGTACTGTAAGAGTAAGAAACTTTACCCCAGATAGAGTATATGTTTCAAACATCAGAATGGGTGCAAATAATTTTAGTGATGTAGCTTCTATTGATGGAGCTGCAGGTTCTGTAAAAATTATTCCTACTATAAAACAGAAAAGTAATGACACTTCAATTTTTAATGTCGGTGAAACATTTCTTAAAAGTGTAACAGATATCAGTATTCCCGTAAGAAAAGCAAGAGCATTAACTAATATTGCAGACACGTTTACTTTGACTTCACTCTCGGGTGAAGATTTTAATGTTCAACTCGATGATACCCTTATTGTAGATACAACACAAGATAATCTTCAGATATCCAGTATTGTAAAAGATAGTTCAACTCAATTGACTATTAATTTAGTGGCAGGCCAAACACCAGCTGCTACAGGGACTATTTACTACAATTCCAGAGTACAACTTGCAGAACCATACGACAAATTAGATACAACACTTTATGTCAAAGCAACATTCTCTGCTGGAACAACAAAATATAGTCTTGGTTTCCCAGATGTGTATCAATTAGTAAGCATAACAGATTCTGGAAGTAATGATGTTACTAATAGTTTTAGATTAATAGAAAATCAGCAAGATCATTACTATGATCTTTCATACATTGAATATATACCTGGTCGCCCAGTTCCTGCCAATGGTCTTATGACCATTAGAGTAAAAGCATTCAAAGTAAGTACTGCAACAGGATCATATTTCTTTACAGTTGATAGTTATCCAAATACAATAGATCTAAGTTATATTCCTTCATATAAAACATCATCTGGCACAACATTAAATCTAAGAGATTGTGTAGACTTTAGACCACATGCAGCAAATACTGTAGCATATGCAAGTGCCGAAGTACTGGGAACAGCTCCTACTGTAAGCACAGCCGTAGGTGCAAATCCTACGTTTACTGGTACTTTCTTAATACCAGCGCTTAATTCTGCGGCAACACTTGATTACGAATATTATCTTAATAGAACTGATATTATAACAATAGATTCGTATGGTAAATTTTCTGCAACAAAAGGTAAACCTTCAAGAAAATCTCGGTCACCTACTATCGGTGACGATAAATTAGTCATTTCAGAAATTTACGTACCCGGGTTTCCTGCCATATCTTCTGATAGAGCATCACAGGAAAATAAACCAGCATTGGCAATAAAATCCAAGACTTTGGGCGCGAAAACATATACGATGAAAGAAATCGGAGATCTTGACAGTAAAATCAGTAAACTTTTCTACTATATGTCCGTATCATTATTGGAAGCATCTACACAAAATCTAAATATCACAGATGAAGCTGGTATTACTAGATTTAAAAATGGTATTCTCGTAGATCCATTCAATGATTTATCAATAGCAGATGTTAAGAATCCAGAATTTAATGCATCACTAGATTTTACAGAAAAATCACTTTTACCTGCTGTTAAAACAATACCTATTAATCTAAAATATAAAACATCCTCGAATGTTTCATTACACCCAAGTAGTGCAGAAATAGATGCTGCAACTCTTGCAACATCAATTAACACACCGTTAATTACACAACCTTATGCAACAAGCTTTAGAAATTGTGTAAGTAATTTCTATGACTATATTGGAACTGGTTTCTTATTTCCAGAATATGATGGTGCATATGATACTGTAACAGCACCATCTCCAAATATAAACATTGACATTGCAACACCATTTATTGAATATACTGAAGCACTACAGGAATTTGTACCATTAACTTCAACTCAATCAACTTTGCTAGAATCACGTATAGAAGAAATTGGAAGAACAACTTCAGGCAAAGGTAAAGGTCGAAGTACTACCGTTAGCACACAGCAAACTGATATTATTCAAGATATAACTCGTTCCCTTCAAGTTTCCGAAGGTCGTGTTAATGAGCAAAATCTAGGTGAATTTGTTACAAACTTCAACTTCAATCCATTTATGAGATCAAGAGAAGTTAAAATCTTGATGCACGGTTTAAGACCAAATACACGTCATTATT